TTTTTTTTTTGCCTTTGACAGCGATGGTGGATTACGGTCCGAAGACACGATTGCCGGTCTACCCATCCAGGTAGCATGACAATTGGCCAATTCAAATAAAGTCCTTGGCCAACTTCGAAACCACAATCCCATCAAAGTCAACGAGATCTGTCGACAAGACGACGTCCTTGAAAAGGTCCACGACATCAGTGGCAGTCAAAGAGTACCTCTCGACGCAAAAGGCATTGAAATCATACTCGCACAAAACCTCGGAGACCTTGATCTTCTTAGTAATGTTGCGGAGTGTGACCCCAGCTGCCTTAGCGTTCCAAGACACTTCGACGTCATAATCCCCTTTCAGGCTTTTTGCCGTTGCAAGGGGAAAATGATGCTTGAACCTCTCCAAAAACACGTCCCTTATCAGTGGCAGATAACGAAACTCATAGGCATAACCGACGGACTTGCACGCCATGTACAAATCGTCGCTGACGGATTGATTCCTATTGGCTCTCATATTGAACCTGCCGAGCGCCTTACCCAGAATAGGGACCGTGAGGTGCATGCTATTCTGGTGAGGCACAAAGAATCGGCTAAGGAATGTGGCGGTCCACAAGTTGTTGTGTCGTATGACTTTGGCTTCCATCTGAGCCTCGCTCGCGATGGAAGTGTAGGTTTTTTCAGCATAGCGACAAACACCTGTGAGCCGGGCCAACATGTCATCGCCCAAGAGCAGAGCGTCACATGAAACGGGTTTCGCCTTCAAAAGATAAGAATACAAAATGCAGGCGTTCCAAAAGGTGTTGCGGAAAGTAGTGTCCGTCGCACCCGTTGGGAATTGATACTTGAGATTGGCTTTGATACCATGCTTGGCATTGCGAACCTGGAATGAATTGCTCTTCATGTGAAGACGAACAAACCATTCCGGGCAACCGAGCATCCTCATTAGCGAAATCTCAAGCAGCTGAACATCACTGCATTGAAACTTGTCGTTCGAAGAAAAATCCGCTTCAAGATAAAACTCCTTATCGTCACCCCTCATCTCGATGTACTTTACGTATTCACAAGGCGTTTTCCGATATGAACTGTGAAACCTGTAGGGCCCGCCCATGTTTTCAAGGCAGTGGTCAAAACGTCTCATGAGCTCATTAAAAATGGGCCCAGAAATTGCATTGTAGACGTCCGACCCCTTGAATATAACACGGGGTGCCCAATTAGGTTTGTGTCCAACGAGAAGAGCTTCGACTTTCACAAAAATTTCCTTCCCAGTGTAATCACTGAGATTGGATGAAACCAAAGATTCAAGTGCTTTATCCATGCGTTGTCGTTTCTCGGTACCAAACTTGGACAACCATGACTGGTAAAGACTATCGGTCCATTCGAAAGCAAGTAGCGGCTTCGGACAGATCACTTTAACAAGCCGTTGTGCAGAGTCAATAATGTGAGGCGAGGCACGTTTGGCACTGAAGTAATTGCATCGCTTCCGAAAAGCGGCGACAGTGTTGTACCAGCCATTATCAGGCACGACAGGATGGCAATAGCGGAGCAAAGGACCGCACTGACGTGCGACCTCTAGACTCTGCTCACAGGCTTTCGGGAGCCTCATCCTGACCCCATCAATTGGTGATATGATGGGATTGGCTACCTTGTGATATTCTGTTGTTGACTCAACA